CTTGCTGATGTGCATATGACACGTCTTTTGTCGAGAAAGCCCATTTGACTTGATCGATGGACTCAAGCGCTTTGAGTCTGGCTTTCTTCTTTATGTAACTGTCGTTACTGAGAGCTTGCATCCTGATCCTCATCATATCTTCTAGCAAGAGCGATGTATGCTCGCTTGTCAAGCCTGACAACAACGCCTCTGCATATAACGAAGGATCATCGCAGAATATTTTATTCTTGCCTGTATACCAGAGCCTAGTGCGCAACACCTTCCCTAAATCTCTAGTTAAGGTCCAGGATTCCAGAGATCCATTAGAGAAGCCCCATTTTGAGCAGAAATCTATGTCCCACCATTCTCTGGTATAGACTTTCTCTATGACCTGCCCTAAGCCCATCTCCGTATCGGCGGATTTATCTGAGCTTGCTAGAGATGACACCACCTTGTCGAACTTTTCGGAGAGTTTGGGCTCGATCCAGACAACTACGTCATCACCACTAGCGGCTGTCCACGCTAGGTTCTCATTCCTCCAAGGCTCTCTAACGCCAGTTTTCTCTAAATAGAACCAAGTATAGATTAGTGCTCTCAAGGTGTTTCCTAAAGTGGTTCTAGTTGGATGGCCACTAAAAGTGGTGCCGTCTATGACGTGATATACCCATTCTCTTTCAGCCACGTCTCTAGTTGGGAAATTCTTCATCAGATCTTTTCTATGATCTCTTTGGAAGATATTCCATACTTCATCGGGCCACTCTTGATGTATATCGCCACCAAGTCTAGTGAACATGATGGTGTCTGTCTTGGTTGCATCCCGAATGAGGTTCTTTGCTATAGCCTGGCTGTCCCAATCTCCATACAAGTGAGGCTTATTAATCCTGATATGATCTAGCAATTCTATTAAGAACCTCTCCATGCGCCTCCACAGCTCATTGTCTGTCATTTCCATCAGAGCGGCGAATTGGGTAGAATCCCAGCCAGATCCATCGATGCATTTCGCCACCCATGTTGATCTCATATGAGCTTTGAAGAGATCCAGCATCGCATCTTTGGATAGACCTTGAACGAATCCGGGGATAACGCTCTTGATGTTCTTCCACAAGAAACTCTGGATCCAGTTGATAATGCCACATCCATCTCGGCCAACTAGGCATATGTTTCTGGGTCGGTCGGAACGGCCTTCCAAGAAGCCCATGTTGTTTCTACAACCACCGTTGTCATTGACCCACACCTCTCCACTCTTAACCATAGTTCTAAAAGAACCTATGTACGATCCGTATG